ATTGCCACCGGAAAAGTTTGACAAATTCTTTAATTCAACAAACTACATAGCAAGAGAGTGGGATTGGATCGACCCACAAAAGGAAATAAACGCAAAAATTGCAGGATTGCAAAATGGAATTACCACTTATTCAGACATAGCAAGCTCGCAGGGAAGGGATGCTGAAGAGTTAATGGAAATGCACCAGAAAGAGAAACAATTAATGGAACAATACGGAATAAAGTCCGCATATCAACCATTTGGACAAAAACAACCTGTACCGGCAGAAATTGACGGTTCAAAAGACGAGGAATAATTATGTCAGAAAATTTAATAACAACTAGCGAGGAAAATGAAATGGATGATATTAATATTGAAAACACCATTTCTGAGACTGAGGAAGTTGTAGAAACTGAAGTAGAGGAAGTGAAAGCTGAATCTGAAGAAGTGGAAACGACTGAACCAGAGGAAATGGCTGTTGATGTTGATGAGAATGATGAGATGGATAGAGCGTGCTCTGGTGAAATTAATTACAGAACCATTGCTTTAGACAGATCATCTTATATAGACGAAGAAAACAGAACTGTAAGAATTGGCGTATCAAGCGAGCAGCCTGTTGAAAGATCGTTTGGTTTAGAAGTCCTAGACCATAAAAGAGAATCTATAGATATGGAATTTATGGAATCTGGAAGAAGTCCTTTATTACTTGAGCATGACATGTCTCAGGTTATAGGCGTAGTAGAGAGATTTGAAATTGATGAGACAGCAAAGAGGACAACTGCTGTAGTACGCTTCGGAAGAAGTGAACTTGCTTCAGAAATTTTTCAAGATATGTTAGACGGAATTCGTCAAAACATATCAGTAGGTTACAGAATTAATAAAATGGAACGAGACAGCAATGACATCCTTGGAGATCATTATAGAGCTACTAGCTGGATGCCGATGGAAGTTAGCAGTGTGGCAATCGGGGCTGACAATTCGGCTGGGGTCGGGGTTGGACGTTCTAAAGAAAAACAAAATAAACAATTCAGGAAAATAAAAATGAGTGAACAAAATAACATAGACGAAACGGCTGTAAGAGCTGAAGCGTCTGAAGCTGCTAAAGCAGCGATGCAAAAAGATAATGTAGGAATAGAAGCACTAGGCAAACTACATAATCAAAGAGACTTAGCTGACAAAGCAATAAGAACAGGAACTAACCTAGAAAGCTTTAGAGGGGAACTTTTAGAAGCAATCCAGAGCAAACCTTTGGAACTAGCACCAGCTACTGTTGGATTAAATGAAAAAGAGCAAAAAAGATATTCATTAATATCTGCTATTAATGCTGCTGGATCAGGCGATTGGTCAAAAGCTGGATATGAAAGAGAGATTTCAGAAGAAATCGCTAAAAGAACCGGAAGAGAGGCTAGAGGTTTTTATATGCCTTCAGATATCAACTTTGGAACAAGAACTCAGACTGTTGCCCCGAATGGAGCTGGTGGATTCTTAGTTGGTACAGATCACCTAGCCGACCAATTCATTGGTGCTTTATACGCCAAGCTAACAATTGGAAATCTTGGTGCACGAGTTATGACCGGATTGCGTGGTGACGTGGCGATTCCGAAACTGGCTACTTCTGCTACTAATACAGCGTTTGTTGCTGAAGGTGGAGCACCGACTGCTTCTGCCACTGTATTTGCTCAAGAAACGCTTACTCCTCGTACATTAGCAAATTTTGTTGATGTTTCAAGAAAACTGACACTTCAAAGTGACCCAAGTGTAGAAGCTATCTTAAGACAAGACATTATTAATGGTTTTGCTAGAAAAATTGACCAAGTTGCCATAAACGGCGGCGGTACAAATGAACCTAGTGGAATTTTACAAAACAGTGATACAACTACTGTTTTAATGGGAACTAATGGAGCGGCTATAACATACGCAAAAATAGTTGAGATGATTAAAGCTGTAGACGTTTCTAACGCTATGGGCGGTAATCCTTCATTCCTAACTAACCCTAAAGTTATTGCTGCTCTTAGAACTGTTTCTAAGCAAGCTGGCGGTGCTGAAGGTAACTTCATAATGGAAGCGGTTAGTTCAATATTAGGCTACAACGTAGAAAGCTCTACATTAGTTCCAAGTAATCTTGTCAAAGGTAACTCAGGTGCTACATGTTCTGCTGCTATATTTGGAGACTTCTCAAACGTCATGCTTGGCTTCTGGTCAGGTGTTGATATTGTCGTTGACACATCTAGCTTATCTACTTCTGGTGGAACTAGAATTGCAACATTCCAAGATTTAGATGTTGGAATCAGACATGGTGAAGGCTTTGGTGTAATAAAAGATATCGTAGCTTCGTAAGTTACTTATTGATTGGGTAGCCTTAATTGGCTACCCCTTTTTTTTAAGGAAAATAGTATGGAAATAATGATGATAAAAGAATTTCATGTAAGAGGAATTCCAAGAGAAGTTGGTGAAGTAGTAGATGTCTCTGAGGCAGAAGCTCTTCAATATACAAGTGGCGGCGTTGCAGAAAATGTTACGGACAAGAAAAAACCACTAACAAACAAAACAGTCAAACCTCTAAACAAGAGAACGGCTAAATAACAATGCCTTTAGAGAGTAGCAGAGATTTTAACTCGTATGTAAACACGGCTACAGGCCATGGTGTTACAGCTACTTTTTTTGAGGTTCAAGGAGTTCTATGGGATGACAGAACTTCTTTAATAGATACATGGCTAGATGTAGATTCTGGTAACTCGTATTCAGTTAATATTATTATAGATCAGGAATACTTTAATATTGAAGGCGGTTCTATACCTGTTGCTGGTTATCAACCAAGAGCTATTATGAAAAGCTCTGATGCTCCTTATATATCCCAAGAGGACAAGCTAAGAGTAGATGCAATAACAACAAACAAGGGAAATGTATTAAAGCCAGAGACAACATTTATAGTTAAAACAGTTGAACCAGATAACACTGGTTTAGTTTCTTTAGTTCTGGAGGAAATCTAATGTCTGAATACAGAATGGAAACAGAGCAGGATATGAAGTCTTACTTAGACACCAGCTATGGACATGGAGTTAATGCGGTTTATACAAATAGCGGTGGCACTGATTTTAGTATTGATATTATATTAAATAATGAGTATGTAGACTTACAAGAAGGTGCAGGCGTAGACTCTTTGAAGCCAATTGCTTATTGTAGAACCATTGATGTGCCTAGTATTGTTTTCGGCAATACATTATCCGTATCGGCAATTAAAGATACAGACGGCAATATATTAAAAGCAGCAAATACTTATACGGTTGTAAATATACAAGCAGATAGAACAGGGTTTTCAGCTTTAATGTTGGAGCAAATCTAAATGTCTAACCATGTACGTCAGCAAATAAGAGAAAAGTTTGCAACACAATTAAATAACTTAACTACAACTGGGAATAGAGTATTTCAATCAAGGGTTTATCCCTTAGAAACAGTTCCGGCTTTAGTTATATATACAAAATCAGAATCATCTGAACCTATTGTTATAGGCGTAGATAGATTAATGAGCAGAGAATTAAGTGTAGTGGTTGAGGGTTATGCAAAAGCAACAAATAACTTTGACGATATTACAGACACTATATGCAAAGAGGTTGAGGAGGCAATAGCGGCAGATAGAACAATAGATGGCCTTGCTAAAGATTGCTATTTAGAATCAACAGAAATTGAGTTTAACGGAGAGGGTGAAAAGCCCTTGGGTTATGTCTCAATGACATTTTTAACCAACTACTATGTCAAGGAAACCAATCCTGATGTGGCGGTTTAACGGAGAATAATTATGAAAATGATTAGTCCAAATGGCAAAAATTCTATAATTGCTCACCCTACAAAGGTTGAGTCGTTAAAGAACATGGGTTGGAAAGAAGAAGCAATCCATTCGGAAGATAAAAACAAACCTTCATCTAAAATAATTAAAAAAAAAGAGGAATAAATTATGGCAACGCATAACGGATCAGAGGGAACTGTCCATATTGGAACAGACCCAATCGGAGAACTAAAATCATACTCACTTGAGGAAACAGCAGAAACTTTAGAAAATACTTCTATGGGTGACTTAGCTAGAACATATTCACCTTCATTAACATCATTCAGTGGAAGCGTTGATGTGTTTTGGGATGAAACTGATACAGCACAAATAGCCTTAACTCTAGGCTCTACTGTACTTATTAAGATATACCCTGAAGGCGTACAAAGTGGTGATAAGTATTATAGTGGAAATGCAATCGTAACTGGCGTAACAAGATCAGCATCATTTGACGGACTAGTAGAAGCATCAATAACAGTGCAGGGCACTGGTGTATTAACTTTAGCAACAGTATAAATAATGTCAGCAATAGATAACGCAAAAAAGCATTTTGACGCTATAGAAACAAGAATTATAGAAGTCCCTGAATGGGGAGATGAAGAGGGCAGCCCTTTAATGGTTTATTGCAAGCCAATTACTCTTGCAGAGACTTCTAAGTTCATGAAATTAGCTCAAGATGACGATGTCCAGCTTTTAGCTTATGTTTTGATTCACAAAGCATTAGACGAATCTGGAGATAAGTTATTTACTATCGCTGATAAGAAAATCTTATTGGAGAGAGTGGATAGAGATGTATTAATTAGAGTATCAAGCGAAATGATGAATAACATATCGCAGGATGAAGTCAAAAAAAAGTAGACAAAGATAAGCAGCTATATTTGAAATATGCCCTAGCTGAGAAGTTAAACAAAACTCTGCAAGAATTAGAAGAAATAACAGTAGAAGAGTTTCAAGGCTGGTTGGCTTATCTTGAATTAAAGGAAGAAAGAAATGGGAGCACTAAGTAAAAACGATATAAAGTTTAGTATTATCGGTAACGATAAATCAAAAAACGCTATAAACAAGTTTAAAAAGAATGTTAATGGTGCTAATCAAGCACTAGCTACGCTTAGGAATACTATTGTTGCAGCCTTCAGTGTTCGTGAAATAGTTGATGCTGCTAATGTCATGATTGGCGTTGAAAATAGAATGAACGCTCTTACAGGCAGTGCTGCAAAAACAGCCATAGCTATGAACCACATGCGAACAATAGCAAGAGATTCAAGGTCTGACTTTGATGCGGTTGCTATGTTATATACCCGACTTTCTTTAGCAACAGAGCATTTAGGAGCAACACAAAGAGATGTTGCTGATGCTACTCAAACAGTTGCAAATACTTTTATTATTGCTGGTTCTCATGCTCAAGAGGCAAATAACTCAGCCAGACAGTTAGCTCAGGGTTTAGCTTCAGGAGCTTTAAGAGGGGACGAACTACGTTCAGTCATGGAAAACAACACCATCCTTACGAAGATGTTGGCAGATGGTCTTAATATGACTATTGGTGAATTAAGAGAATTTGGACATGCAGGTAAATTGACTGCTGAAACTGTAATGCCAATTCTTATTGCCGGAACTAAGGAGACGAATGAAGAAATAATGAAAATGCCTATGACTTTAGGACAAGCTTCGGTTGCCTTAAGAAATAACTTTCAATTCATGGTTGGAGATATTCAGGAAGCGACTCAAGGTTTTTCAAAAGTTGCAAGTGCTATAAACTTCGTTGCTGTTAATTTAGATGCTTTCTTAATACCAGCTCTTTTAGCTGCTGGATTTGCCGTAAGAACATTAACAATTGCAATTATGGCTAACCCATTCGGTCTTCTTCTAACAGCCTTAACAACTGCTGCTATGGCCATCTATATATTTAGAAATGCAATTGCAGATACGTTTAATGAAATTGGACAAAGAATAATACCAAAACTTACCTCACAATTTTTCTTATTTGGTGCTCAAGTAAGGCTTATGTTTGAAGAAAAATTAATGAATCCTGTAAAGAAAGCCTTTACAGATTTTATGAATTTTATTTTTAGTAATATAAATAGTGGGTTAGATAGAATTGATAGAGTTCTTGGCAAACTCCCAGACAAAATAAAAGAAAAACTTGGAATTGGAAAACTACCAAAGATAGATTTACTACCAAGCCCTAAAGACGGGACTGGTGAAATAGAAGAAAAAATAGAGGCTTATGTTAAGCAAATAGCAGAAATAACTGGAAAAGTTATTGATAAGGCAGATTTACCATCATTTATGGAAATGATTTTTGGTGAAAGAAATGAAGATGAAGGAGGTATAGAAACTGGTTTTGGGGCATTAACAGCTTTTGAAAGGTTTATAAAAGATACTGACAGAGGGTATAAGAAGTTCTTTAGCGGTATCAAATCAATGCAAGATGAAATGCAGGGCGTATTTAAAAAGTCTTACGATGGCATTACTGATTTAACTATGGATTTCTTAGAAAAGGGAAAGGCTTCGTTTAAAGACTATGCAACAACCATAGTTAGAGAGCTTATAAGAATTGCAATGCAAAAGTTAGTGATAGATAAAATGTTTGCATCATTTAGTGGTTTATTTAAAACAACCCCAAGCATAGATACATCTGGCCTAACTATACCGACAGTAATACCTACTGCTGAGGGCGGTGGTTTTACAGGATTGGGAGCAAGGGCAGGAGGCGTGGATGGGCGTGGAGGATTTCCAGCCATTCTCCATCCTAACGAAACAGTGGTAGATCATCAACAGGGTCAAGGTATGGGTGCAACAATTAATTTCAACATATCAGCAGTTGATGCCGGTGGATTTGATAACTTATTAAAATCAAGAAAAGGCTTAATAACCTCAATTATAAATAACGCCATGAACAGTCAAGGCAAAATGGGAGTTGTGTGATGAGTGGTCAGTTTCCTACAAACCCAAACTTTTCTTCAATTAATTTTAAAGATACGCGACCTACACTAGTGAACCAAACGCTTTCTGGCAAAAAACAAGTCAGACAAATCGGAGGTCAATACTTTTCGTTTACAGTGCAAATGCCTCCTATGAAACAAGAAAAGGCTCAAGAAATATTTGCATTTTTGCAAAAACAAAAAGGCGGATTTGAAGACTTTACTATAGCTGCACCATTGGACAATCTTGGCTCTGCAAAATTAGAAACAGACATACTTGTCAATGGAGCTCATGTTGCTGGGGATTCTTCAATTGCGATGGACGGCTTTACTGCTGGTCAAAGTGGAGTTTTGAAAGCTGGTGATTTAATTAAATTTGCCAATCATACAAAGGTATATATGGTCTCATCAACAGCAGACCATGATAGTTCTGCAATACTTATAAGCCCTCCCTTGGTTACAGCACTTACTAATAATTTATCAGTAACAGTAAACAAACCACAATTTACCGTTTATTTAGAATCAAATGAAATTACCTACTCAACAAGTACAAGTGGTTTTTATAGTATCTCTTTTGATGTTAGAGAGGTAATAGTTTAATGCCAAGAACATTATCATCAGCTCTACAGACTCAAGTTTCTTTACCGGCAATAAAGACGGCATTTCTGGTTGAATTGCAATTATCAACAACTATAAGATTGACTAATTGGTATTCTAACGTCACCTATAATTCAGAGGCTTATGAGGCTGGAGGTTCTTTTTTAGAAGTAGATTCAATAACCGAAACAGGTCAACTGCAAGTGGATGAGGTTGCAGTGGGTTTTTCAAACGTAACATCGCAAATTAGATCACTTGTACAAGACGGATCATTTACTGGTAAGGAAGTAGAAATTTATATAGCTTACTTTAATGAGTCTGAGGAAATTGTAGGGGCAATACATTACTTTTCAGGAAAAATTAGAAATGTAGCAATATCTGAAGACATCTCATCATCTAATATAACCGTTACCGTAGCTTCTCACTGGGCAAATTGGGCTTTAACGCGAGGGAGGCATTTCAGCGAGGAATCTCAGGAGGGCTTCAGCTCCGGCGATAAAGGAATGGAATTTGCTACTCAGACAAAGTCAGACGTTAGGTGGGGTAGTTAGATGGGAGTATTCGCGACATTCTTTGCTTGGGTAGGTAGAACTTGGACAGCCGCCTCTACACTAGGAAAAATAAATATGGTCTTGACTGCTGCTACATTAGCAGTTGGTGTCAAAGGTTATATGCAGCAGAGAGCAATGCTTGCCAAAGGGCAGGATATATTAGCTAATAAAGTTGCTGCTGGGGGCAAATTACCAATCGTCTATGGCTCAAGACGAACGGGTGCACAGATTATTTACATGGACACGGCCGGCAATTCATCTACACATTTATATGTTGTATACGCAATATCAGTAGGCGAATGTGAAGAGATAATGGGATCAACCATTGAGTTAAGTGGCAATTCTTTAAGAGATAGAAAGCAGTTTAGAAACGGTGGTTATATAGGTACAGATAAAATATCATCTGGCTCTGGCTCTTTATGCACAGCCAACCAAAACTCAGGTTCGGTCGATCTAGCTGCTGGTAGTTTTGGTACTAATCCTGCTCTTGGTGGTTATAGATATGTAATGAATATCCATCATGGACAAGCTTCGCAAACTGCTGACCCTATGTTAAGAGCTTCAATTGGATCTCAATGGACAACGGCTCATAGGTTGGACGGAGTTGCTTTCATAGCAGCTTCATATATTTATGATAGCAGAGGACAGTTTCGTGGAGTTCCACAACTAACAGTCCAAGTTAAGGGACGTAAAGTCTTTGACCCTAGAGATAACTCAACAGCTTGGAGTGACAATCCCGCTTTGGTAATGCTCGACTACATTACAAACTCAGCTTACGGAAAAGGATTAGCCACTTCTCAAATTAATATGAGCACTTTCAGTGCTGCTGCAAATAAAGCAGATACCTTGTTAGATATCCCTTACTTTGGGGGAAATACAAAACCTCTTAACTGGTCAGGTTCTGCCGGTGATAATTTTATAACTATTGGAGGAAGTGCTGCAAATGATACATGGTGGCAAAATAAAGTAGGTAACCTTATCGACCTTTATGACACTAACGGCAATGGCATTATAGATGGCAAAGAGATTAGTGCTTTGCAACGAGATGAATTTTTTGACGAGAATCCAGAGTTTATTGTTTATTTCAATGGTACTTTAGGTGGAAGTTATGCCAATCAGTCTGGTAGTTATTCAGCTAAATCAAAAAGATTTCATTGCAACGCATACATAGACGGCAACAAAACTGTTATGGAAAACGCAAGAGAGCTATTGGCTAATATGCGTGGACTATTTCTGTATATTGATGGCAAATATGAATTACAAATAGAGGACACTGGATCATCTACATTTAGCATTAATGACAGCCATATAATTGGAGACAGTGGAATTAGTGTTGATTATGGCAATAAAGATGCAAAGGCAAATGTTGTTATATGTGAATTTTTTAATGCCAACAAACGATATGAGATGGACACGGCTACTGTTTATCACACGGCAACTACTGATGCCAATGACTATACCTCAGATGATGATGGAGAAATACTTGAGATAAAAGCTGAATTTCCGCATACAACCAGTGCATATATTGCATACAACCACGCAAAAACAATTCTTACAAGAAGTAGGGCACAAACTTCAGTACAGTTCTTGGGAACGCCTGAGATGTATAAATTAAAAATAGGGGATATTGTAAATTTAACCTATTCCGGTCTAGGATTTAACGGCAAGATATTCAGAGTTGAAGCTATGCAATTGCAGTCTGGTGGTCTTGTTTCGGTTTCTTTATTAGAATATTTTGATGTATATACTTGGACAGTACCTCCTCAAGAGGCTACAGAGGCCTTATCAAACATACCTTCTGCTTATGCTGTCAAAGCCCCAGCAAGTATTACATTTACTGATTCAGATGCCAGCAGTAGTGACAGACCATTTTTATCATGGGCTTTGCCTACAGATTATCCTTACTATCAATGGAGAGTTAATGTAGTTGATAGTAGTGGTGTTCAGCAGCTTAATAAAATTGTTGATATAAATAATGTTGATCTAAACTTTATACCTGTAGGGGCAAATTATGTAGCAAGCGTTACTGCTCTCAATACTATGGGAGTTGAATCCAACGCTAGCACAAAAACTTTTACTGTTGGCGATCCGTCAACTGGAACACCTGATATAAAAGATGGTGCTATAACGAATGTTAAGGTTTTAAATTTATCTGCTGCAAAAATAAATACAGGTGAGTTAAATCTTGGAACTGCTTCTGGTATGTCAGTTCGACAAAACAAAACAGGCTACTCAAGTAATGCTGCTGGTTTTTGGCTTGGTAATGATGGCGGTACTGCTAAATTTAATATAGGTAATAGCTCAAGCTTTTTAAGATGGGATGGATCAGCTTTAAATATAGCAGGTAGTATTGCTGCAACTACAGGTGTAATTGGTGGATTTACTGTTGGCTCTAATAGCTTAATTGCAGGTAGTGGCACATCAAGAATTTCATTATCAACTGCTACTGGAATACATCTTGGCAATAACACTTTTGGTAGTGCACCTTTTAGGGTTTCACTAGCTGGGGCTTTGGTAGCCACAAATGCAACAATCTCAGGAGCTATTACGGCCACAACTTTAAATGTTACCAATGCTACAGTTACAGGAACTCTTGATGCTTCTGTTATCACTTTAAATGGTGAGCCATTAAGCAATTTAATGTCTTACAGTTCTTCAGGATCGGGATCAATTACCCTTTTAGAGGTTGCTAATATAAATGG